GAGGGGGGCGAGGCGGTCGGGGTAGGTCATGGTCGGTGCTCCGTTGGGTTGAGTGGGGGTGGCTACCGGACACCGAGGGCGCGGAGGGTGAGCCGGTGAGCGGTGGTGTGGGGGCAAGCACCGCGGCGGAAGCTGTTCTTGATGGTGTTCGGGTACTTGGCCGCGATGTCGTCGCCAATGGTCCCTTCCCAGTTGGCGCGGAGGGCGGCGAGGACGGTTGCGCGGTAGGTGTCGAGGGCGGCGGTGTCGGCGGTGCGGGTCATGTTGTTCTCCTTACACCCTGAGTATAAGACTCCCTCGTGCTCTCGGCGAAGACTTTTCTTAGACTTTCTGCGTAAGGGTCTGCCGGATGCCCTGCCCGCCGAGGTCTACGCCAAGGATCCTTGCCCGCGCTTGAGCCGGAACACGACGTAGCGAAGGGCGTCCAGCGCGTGGTCGTCGCGCTTGAGCGGCTCGTCCTTGGGGTCGGCCTTCGACCCTCGGGTGGTCTTCCAGACGTAGCCCTCGAACTCGCCGACGAGCCTCGGGCAGGAGTCGTGCACGACGAGATGGGCGCGCCCCTCGACGTCGGGCGCGAGGCGCTCGGCGACCGAGTTGAGACCCGGCCGGACGTCGTTGCGCCCCTTGACCGTCTGGAGGTCGTGCTCGCGGGCGAGGGTCAGCCGTTCGGACTTGGCTGCGGGGTCGCCTACGCGCCACTCAGGCAGCGGCTCTCGCCGACCTCGACCGAGGCAGCCCGGGCAGACCCGTAGACCATCTACGCGGTCGCAGAAACCCGCGGCGACTACTTCCGGGTCGTCCGGGTAGAGCCAGCTGTCGTCGACGTCCACAGACGGCTGTACAGGCTCGCCGAGACAGGTCTCGCAGGCCTCCAGCTCGTGGACCCGCTCGGCGTGCTGCTTCACGGTCCAGCCGGCCTTGTAGTGCTCGCGGTAGACGTGGAGGACGTCATCGCTCGGGTCGAGGGCGCACCAGACGACCGCGGTCGGGTTGCGCGTCCCGAAGTCCCAGCCCTGGAAGCGCTGCCAGTCCTCGGGCGGGTCGAAGGCCTCGACGACGTGGAGGTGCCGGTAGAACTCGAAGACGCGCCCCTCCAGCGCGGTGAACTCGCCGCGCTCGCGAGCGGCTCTCTCGTGCGGCCCGTACTGCGCCAGCAGGCGTTCGAGGTAGTCCTGCGGGACGTGCGGGTTGTCCCGGCTGTTGAGCGCGTAGCTCGCTGAGCCGTCCTCGGGCTCCTCGACGAACCGCCGGTAGACCCACGTCTTGCCCTTGAGCGGGGTCATCGTGAAGACCGCGAGGCCTGCGCGGTCGGCGAGGCGCATCCGACCTTCGTTGAAGACTGGTTCGTCGTGCTCCTCGTCGAGCCACAGCATGTCCCAGTCAGCGCCCTGGAACGCGCGCTCTCGCTGGTCGTTCGACTTGAAGAGGATGACCCCACCGTTGGGCAGGCGCACGCTCGCCTCGCCGTGCCCGTGGCGGTTCGACCACCTCGACCCGGCCGGCCGGTAGGCCTCGACCTTCGGCCGCTGGATGCGGATGCTCTCATTGCCGGTGAGCGCCGAGCAGCAGACGACGCCCGGACCCGGTTGGACGCGGTCGATGGGGATGCCGTTGACGCGCGACCACAGCTGGACCGCCGGGTGGTCCGAGCCGAGGGCGACGGCGACGACGAGCTGCGCGCCGGCCTCGGTCTTGCCCGAGCGGTTGCCGCCGAGGAGGACGAACACCAGCAGGTCGGGCGTCCCGAGGAGGCGCCGCATCGCCTCGCGCTGCGAGGTCCGCTCGGGCGTCCAGCCCTTCGGCTGCCACAGACGAGCTACCGCGAGGGGGTTCGCCGCGAGGAAGCCCTTGAGCCGGTGCGCGGCTGCGTAGGCCTCGGCGCGCGGGTCCGCGCTCACCCCTTGAGCCCCTCGCTGTACCCGTTGCGCCACGCCTGCGCCTGCCGTTCGACGTAGACCGAGGGGACCGGTGCCTGTCGCGAGATGAGGCGCGAGCAGCGGCCGGCCTTCACGCCGTGCCGGTAGGCTTCGAGGTAGCTGTCGTGCCGACGGGGCACCGGGTGGTCGCGGCTCATAGGTCCCACTCGCAGCAGGCGCGCCACAGCGCTTCATCGAGGTCCTCGCCGAGCGCGAACGCGCGCCGCACGACGTCCTCGACCTCCATGCGTAGCAGCTCGTCATCCCACAGAAAGTCGTGCAGTCGCAGCGCGTCGCGCATCGTGAACGGGCCGATGAAGGGCTCGGTGGCCCACAGCTCGGGGTCAGCGCTCACGGCGGTGCTCCTCGCGGAGGATGCACGGGGCGGTCCTCGGCCAGTCGATGGCGTGGTGAATGCGGTAGTGCGCCACGCCCTTCTCGGCGCCGCCCTTCCTGCCGGGGTCGCCAAGCTCGCCGATGCGCGCCGCCGAGGGCGCGTAGAGGACGGTGTAGAAGCTCTTCACGTAGGTGCCGGCGTCGAGGTAGAGGTCGGTCATCCCGCCCGCGTTCGCCTGCGTGGGCTTCTGGTTGAGCTGGGCCTGCATCACGGTGAGGAAGAGCTTCCCGCGGCGCCCCTCCGAGACGTAGGTGTTGACGTCTTCGTTGACCCGGCCGACGAAGTCGAAGGGCCGCTCGACATCGCACACGAAACTGTTCATCGCCTTGCGCTTGAGCCGGATGTCGGGAGGGGCGCCGCCGATGTGGTCGCCGCCCTGCGATATCGCGACCGTGGCCGCTTGGGTCTCGTCGAGGAAGTCGACGAGCGCCTCGAAGAGGTCGTTGAGCGTCGACCGGATGCGGTAGGAGCCCCACATGCCGGCGGTGTCGAAGCGGTAGAAGAAGCTCGTGTAGTCGTCATCGAGCTGGATGAAGTAGCGGGCGCCGACCTGCCGAGCGAGGTCCCAGCAGGCGTTGCGGGCGTAGAAGATGGCGCGCCGGTCGTCGAAGTTGTCCGCCTCATCGAAGCGCGCGGCGATGTTAGCCTTGGAGAAGACGAGCACCTCGGCGCCGAAGGTCGCGTGGTAGTGCTCGGCGCTCTCGTCCTCGTCGTCGATGACGACGTAGATGCGGCCCGTGTAGCCGGACCGGCGCAGCTCGTCGTAGGTGTGGACCCGGTCTGCTCGACCGTGCGAGAGGATGAAGGCGACGAAGTCGTCACGCACGGCTGACCTCGTCGTCGGCGAGCGCGCCGAGGCGCGAGGAGAGCTTCACGAAGCCGGCCTCGATGGCGGCGTCGAAGTCGATGATGACGAGCCCGGAAGCCTCCATTAGGCGCTGCACCTCGGGCTCGGCGTGGCAGTAGAACTCGGCGATGCGTCGGAAGTGGAACCGCGTGTGCCGGTCGGCCGCTTCGAGCAGGAAGGTGGTGAGGTCGGGCGGCAGGTCGGCCTCGACGATGTCCGCCCGTAGCTCGGCGCTCTTCGTGATGTCGAAGAGGTCGGACGGCTCGGGGCACTCGCCCTTCGGTTCGTAGACCGGCGCCTTGACCTTGCGGCTGTAGGGGTCCTCGCCGCTGCCCGAGCCCGAGCCCGGTCCGCCGGTCCCCTCGAAGAGCGCGGCGGCCTCATCAGCCGACCACAGCTCGGCGTCGAAGCCATCCTCGCCCCAGCCGTCGAGGGCGGCGCGTAGGTTGTCGGTGTTCCACTCGCCCAGCTCCGACGTCCGGTTGAGCCGGACTGCGAGCCGGCGCCGCTCCTCGTCGTCGCAGTCAACCACAGCCACGTCGGCCTCGACCATCCCGAGGGCGGCCATGCACAGCGCGGTCGCGTTGCCAGCGATGATGACGCCCGTCGACGCCTGCACGACGAGCGGGGCGACCTGCCCGTGCGCGGCGAGGCTCGCTCGGATGGCGCGCAGGTTGCGGTCGGGGTGGCTCTTCGGGTTGTCGGGGTCCTGCTTGAGGTCGTGTAGGGCTCGGCGTTCGTAGGTCGCTCGCTCGGCGAGGTCGGGGGTCACTCTTCGGTCTCCTCGGCGGCGATGCACGCCGCGCAGATGGCTCGGCGCTTCGTGCGCGGTCCTCGGTCGAGGCGGCGCTGACGCCAGCCCCACTTGCCCTTGAGTATCGGCACGCGGGTCTCGCAGTCGTAGCAGCGGACCATCCTGCGCCAGCGACGGTCAGCCCTTCCTCGATGCCGGTCCGAGTGCGAGAGCGCGACCGGCGACCTCGGCTTGGGGACGAGGAAACGGCGGCAGGCGTGCCCAACCGGGGTGCCCTGCTCGTGCTCCTCGCAGGTCAGACCGCAAACGCAGACGTCGAGGGGCGAGGGCTTCCCGCACAGCGCGCCGGCCCGAGCGTCGCACGTCGGGCAGTCGTGGTCGATGACCGGGCGCTCACTCACAGCGAGAGCACGAGCTGCGAAGGCGGGGTGCCAGCGGGGCAGCGCCGCCGGAGGTGCCACGCGATGCCATGCACGACCTTCGGCTGGCCTCGCCGCCGCGGGTCCAGTCCGGTGCCGGCCGAGACCTGCGCGATGACGTTCGCAACGAGCGGTTCCCACCCGTCGCCGAGGAGGACCACCAGCTGGTCGACGGCGCCGGGCTGGAGGCTGATGACCTGCCACAGCCCCTCGCAGTCTGCGGGCGGCGGCGGGATGTCGATGCGGTTGGCGTTCTGGACTTCCTCGGTCATGGCGAGTCTCCGAGCGTGGAAGGGGTGGCGGCCGAGTGACTTCGGGTCGCACGGCTCGCCGGGTACGGCGTAGCAGGTCGGGCAAGGGACGAGGTCGGGAGTCACGCGACCTCCTCGAAGGCGACGTCGATGATGCCCTCGGCGTCGAGCCCGAGCATGCCGGCGACCTCGGGCAAGACCTCCAGCACGGCTCGGGCGTCGGCGAGCGGGTCCGCCTCGGCGACGCTCACGCGGACGTCGATGGGACCCTTGAGCCCGAGCAGGTTCGCTTCGAGGTCGAGCAGCCGGTAGGCGACGCGCACCATCGAGGCGTCGCCCGCGGTCAGCCCTCGCGCCGCGCTCGCGGTCCGGAGGGCGCGCACCTCTTCGAGCAGGCGAGCGGCCTCGGCCTGCCGGTCGGCCTTTCCGAGGTTTTCCGACCACAGCTTGCGGACCTTCGCAGCGTCGTGCTGAACCTGCCGGCGCTGCACGTTCCACTTCTCGGCGAGCCGGCGCTGCACCTTCCCCGTCCAGACGCCCGTGCGTAGCTGGGCCTCGACCTCGTCGAGGCGCTCACGCACGTCGTCGTCGCTGCTCTTGCGTCCCACGGGACCGGGCTCCTGTCTACGCCGAGCGCGCTAACGCATCGGGTGACGTTCGTATCGCACGCCCATCCTACCCTGTCAAGTCGGGCTGGCGCGAGGTGTCGGGCACTGCTACCGTCCGGCCATCGGCGACGCGCTCCTGTCCGCCGTAGCGGTGCCTCGGCTGGCGAGGTCGAGGCACCGCGCCCCTCTACGCCTCCGCGGGCGTCTGGGCGGCGAGCCACATCAGCGAGGCCCGAGCCGCACGCCGCAAGCTCTTCTGGATGAGCACGCGGTCCTGTCCCTCATCGCCGCTCGCAGGCATGACGAGGAGCAGGTCACCCGAGAGGCGGTCGGTCACCACCCAGGCGTCTCCTCGGCGAGTCGCCCTCGCTCCGTATCCGACGTCCAGCATCGCTCCTCCTCGCCTTTGTGCGGTCGCGTAATAGCGCCACAAGCGTAAGCCCTTCTCCTCGGACGTGTCAAGGGCTACCGGCCGCTACACACCCCTGTGACGCTGCTTCTGTCGAAGCCTCGCCCACGCCTCGGCGCGGTTGCGTGAGAGAGCCTTCCTGAGCGAGCCCGACGAGCGACCGAGGACCGCCGCCGCGTCGACCTTGCTCAAGCCGTCATCGAGGAGCATCACGGCTCGGGTCAGCTCGGCCGAGGTCCAAGGGCGGCACCTCATGCCTGCCACCGGTCGCAGGCTCGCCAGCTCGGGCGGACCTTCGAGGCGCCGTGCTTGAGCAGCGCCCCGAGGTCCGAGGAGAGCGTCGAGCAGTAGAGTCGGCCGCCGACGTTGGCGGTCAGCCCGCAGCCGCCGCACTTCCGGGTCTCGGCGACGCCGACCAGCTCCGGATGGCCGGTCGGGTGGAGCTTCTTCGAGACGTTGCGCGACTGCTCGCGCGTCAGGTCGGCGGTGTACTTCCCTCGGCGGACCGGCGACTTGAGCGCGGCCACGCAGGCCGGGCAGCCCTTCCCTCGGCAGAAGAGGCACATCAGCGCACCACCTTCGCCGACCAGCGGTCCGCGGCGAGGAGGTCCGCAGGGACGTCGACGTGGAGGTCGACGCAGCGGTAGCCGTAGTCGATGATGTCGGGCTCCTCGGTGCTCCGAGGTGGGGAGGCGGCATAGAGCGTGTCCCCCACGAAGAAGAGCCGCAGGCGGTAGGCGCGGCCGGAGGCGGCTGCCGGAGGCGGCGAGTCGCAGTCCAGCTCGGGTCGGTGGTCGTGGTTGCTCACGTCGAGGCTCCTGTCGACGCCAGCCAGCGGCGCACGTTGTGGTGGGCAAGGTAGGCGTCCGAGGTCGCCTCGCGGGCGCGCAGCTTCACGACCTCGACCCCCCAGTCGAGGCGGACCTGCTCGGGCCAGAAGGGCTTCCCGTCAGGGTCCTTCTCGATGGCGCACCACATGCCGCAGGAGGCGGCCGGCTCGACGTTGCCGAGCGGCGCCGGGTCGGGCCAGTCTGGGCGCCAGCCGGACACCGCACGGATGGCGAGGAAGCCGACCCGAGCCGAGGGAAGCCACGCGCTGTAGCAGCCCGCGTCGGTGTGCACGCGACGCATCGCCTCCAGCTCGGACCAGTCCATCCAGCTCTCGGCGTCTCCGGCCGACCCGGTCGGACCCCACCAGCGACCGCGGAGCAGGTCGCGCTCCGTCGGGGGCTTCCGGCAGTGCTCGGCCGAGAGCTTCCGAGCGATGTAGGCCGGCACCGGCCACGGGCGACCGGCCGAGACCGCCGACCGGCGCAGCTCGGGAGCGAGCATCAGCAGCTCGTCGTACTCGGCGATGTAGGCCGAGACCGCGGCGGCGAGAGCCCGAGAGGGCACGCCCTCGAAGGCCGAGACCCACGAGCGCAGGAGTACGTCGAGGTTGACGCTACGCCCGAGCCGGTGCCCCGCGTCGCGCAGCTCACGCCAGCCGGCCTTGACGTCAGGAGAGGACATCGGGACCTCCGAGGAGAAGGGCGAGCCCGGCGGCGAAGGTGATGGCGAGCGCGATGGCGAGGCGCCGCATCTGCAAGGTCATGGTGGTGCTCCTGTCAGGTGTCGAGGAAGGTGTCGAGAGCGTCGCCGCCCGACGTCGGCGTAGCTCGTGCAGCGTCTTCGGCTGCGAGGTCTGAGTAGCTGGCGAACTTGCTCGCCCGGTGGAGGGTCTCCGGCCGGACGTAGCCGCCCTCTCGGAGGTAGGCCGCTCGCTTCGACTCCGAGGTCAGCGCCCAGCGCCAGACCTCGACGACCGCCTCGGCGCCGTGCTCTCGGGCTCGGGCTTCGAGGGTGACCCGGCGGCCCTTCGTGAGCTTCAAGGCACGGGTGAGACCATGCTCGGCTCGGAGGGCGTTGACCGACTCCCAGACAGCCGAAGTCGACGTAGAAACTCTAGATGTACTTGTACTGGTAAGACGCTCGCGGGCGCGGGCGCGGGCGATGGGCGGAACGTCGCCCGAACCCCCTGGAATCACTCCGGTTGGTGGGTCGTTTCCGGGGGAGGCCTCCTCGGCAGGCTCGACGTCGAGCGTTTCCGACGTCCAGTCGGCCTGCTCGGACTTGACCCGAGAGAGGACCTCGCGGGCTCGCCACTCGGTCCAGCCGAGGTGCTTCGACAGCTTGCGTTTCGTCCAGCGGCGCCCCTCGGCGAGGTCGGCCCAGACGACGAGGTAGCCGACGAGCGTCGGCGCCGGTCGCTCGGGCGTCCAGCGTTCGCGGTCAGCCTCGCGGACGAGGTCGAGGGGAGCGGGGTGCCACGTCACGGCGCGCTCTCGGCAGCGTACCCGAGCAGGTCGAGGAAGTCGTCGAGCCGGAGGGTGACCATCGGGTCGCTCGGGCAGCCCGGCCGGACCTCGGTGCAGATGACCGCCGGGTAGTGACCGCGGCGAGCCTGCGCGACCGCCTGCGGCATGACCGCGAGGGGGTTCGGCTTGCGGGCGTAGGCCTTGCACTCGACGTCGAAGACGCACTCGGCGTGTACGGTCAGCTCGACGTCGGGAACGTCGCTGCCGATGCGTGCCTGGAGAGGCGCGAGGCGCCGAGCCCGAAAGCCGGCGCGCTCGGCGGCGCGAACCACCTCGCGCTCGAAGCGCTTGCCCTTGCGGTTGGAGTTGGCGCCGCCCATCAGCCGGTCGCCCAGTCGGTGAGCTTCACGGCGCCCTTCGTCGCCTTCTCGATGATGATGATGCGCTCGATGCTCGGGCGGCGGTGCCCGTAGACGAGCGAGCACGTCGTGTTGTAGGGGAGGCCGAGATGCTTGGCGAGAGCCGGGAGCGTCAGCGACTTCTCGCGGCGGTACTTGTCGAGGGTCATGGGGAAGTCTCCGGTGGAGGGTGAAAGGTCCGAGCCCATCCTACTCCGGCGAGGGGTAGGACGCTCGGCGTAAGGTGTCTGCGCGACCGCGTAATAGGCCTACAAGCTGCCGAGGGGGCTTAGGGGTGTCGAGGGTTAGGTGAACCCCCTCGGACAGCTTGCAGGCCTGTTTCTGTCGCCGGAACAGCCGGTCTCAGCCTCGCTGGCCGACGTAGTAAAGCGAGCGGCTCGGCCGACCTCGCCAGTCCTTGTCGACTCGGCTCTCGACCTCGTCGCCCCAGCAGACCTGCCAGTGGTCGCAGTAGGTGCACTGCCAGGGGAGCTTGCCCGAGCGGCCCTTCGGCTCGCCCTTCGTGTAGGTCGTGCCGTTCTTGCGGGTGCCCGAGCGCCGGTAGACCTCCTGCTCGGCGGGCTCCAGCAGGGTGCCGTCGCCGAGCATCCGGGGGGCGTGCTCGGGCGCGCCGCCGAAGAGGACGCGCGTCAGGTGGTCGGACAGCAGGTCGTCGAAGTGCGGGTCTGGGACCTCCCACCAGCTCGTGATGGCGCCCGAGTCCTTCCCGAGGAGGACGACCCCGAGGGCCGGTACGCCGAGGGCGCGCAGGTAGCCCTGCCCCTGCCACCAGTAGGTCTCGCTCGGACCCCACGGCGACCGTCCGGCGCGCAGCGCCTCGACAGCCTTGTCGTAGCCGTAGCTCGACGTGCTCTTGACCTCGACCAAGAGCGCGACCTCGGTCGGGTACGACGTGCCGTCGTCGCAGGCTCGCGAGAAGGGCACGACGATGAACCCGTCAGGGTGGCCGACGACCTCGACCGGCATACGGAGGCCGGGGAGGTGGTGCCGGAGGACGGCGACGCCCTGCCCGGTCTCCTGCCGGAGGCCGCCGAGCCGAGCGCCCTCGGGACCGAGGCCCATC